TTGTCCACTGTCTTGTGGCGCGCTTGTTGACCAACTTCCAGCCGGGCACTTTGCGTCCCTCTTCCAGAAGTCCGTGCGCCAACTGTTGCAAGTCCTTGATGAACCCTTCAATCAGCGGTGCCTGTTCCAGATAGTGTGCAATCTGTTCGACCGGCAACGCTTCCAGCTTGGCCTTCAGCGCGCGGTCTACGGCGCCTGTCATGATAGGGCACACCGGCTTGGCCGCGCACCACTTGCAATGGTCGCCTGACGCCAACGGCGCATCGGGACGCATCGCAATCTTGACGGCTGCGGCAAGTTCTTTCTCGAACGCGTCAACGCGGGCAAGGTCTGTCACCCACCGCTTAACAAACGGCGGCTGCACAATGATTAGTTCGACTTCCTTTGCGTCTTTAAAAGCCCACGACGTTTCCGCAGTGCGTTTAGCCGCCGCAGCGTAGAAGAGTAGCTGGCTGTTTTCCTCGACTTCGACAGCCACGCCATCACCAAACTTCCAATCCAGAACAATCGCTCTATCACCAAGGCGACCAAGAAGATCGGTAGAACCAAAAACGTCAGGCAGAAAATCACCAAAACCAACCCGGCTTTCAACCGCATATTCCATCTCCCCCTTGGGGTCTATCTCGTCCAGCGCACGCAGCGCAGGTATCAGCTTGTCATCAACCAGTGCTTCAGTCAGCACGGTCTTCTCGTAAGTCGTGCCGACCATGCTGTACGGGTCAAGGTCACGCTCTAATATAGACGCTATAGTGTCATGCAGAAGCGTGCCTTCGTCGGCGTAGCTGCTGCTGGGCTTTGGTGGTACGCTGTCCACCAGCGCGACGCTGCCGGGGCAGGCGATGACGCGTTTGGCGGTCGAACCGCCGACTATCTTACTGTGTTGCATATCGTACCTCACTCTACTGTTTGAACGGCCATAATACATACAACAAAATTTGATGCAAGCCTTGAAATGCAAAAAATTTTGTAGTAGCCCCCTCGCATGACTGAGAAAGAGATAGAGCGGTATTTCTGTAAACGTGTGCGGGCGGCGGGCGGCTTTGCATATAAGTTCCGCAGCATTACGCAGATCGGCGTCGCCGACCGCATCGCCTGTATGCCCAACGGTGAGGCATGGTTCGTGGAACTGAAGCAGCCTAACGGTAGGCTGTCTGCGTTGCAGCGTATCTTTTCTGATGAGATGGCGCACACCAAGCAGCACTACGCCTGCCTGTGGTCAAAGGACGAAGTTGATGAGTGGGTGGAAAGGTTCAAAACATGACGGATGATTGGGACAATATACGGAATGTATGGGGCTACTGCGATGGGCATCTTTACTGGAAGATAAAGGCTGGACGCGGCATATCTGTAAAGCGTCCGGGCGACGCGGTCGCGCCTGTGCCTGACCCATTAGGGTATTGCTATGTTACTTGGCAGCGCAAACATTACGCAGTTCACCGCGTCGTATTTTTGCTGGTGCATGGCTATCTGCCGGAATGTATCGACCATATTGACGGCAACCCTAGCAACAACGCAGCGGAAAATCTTAGACCAGCTACACGGCTGCAAAATCAATTTAACCGACGCACTAACATTCGCAGCAAAACAGGTATTAAAAACGTCACGCCGCACCAAGGCAAATGGCAAGTCCGTTTTTCAATCGACCGCAAAACGCGCCATTACGGTTGCTACGAAACAATAGAGGAAGCAACGGCGGTAGCAGCAAAAATTCGGCGAGAACTTCACGGTGAGTATGCCCGCCATGCTTAAACCGCGTCCGTATCAGGTAGAGGCCGCAAATTTTCTTTACGAACGCGACAGGGCTATGATCCTTGCGCCTGTTGGTGCAGGCAAAACGATGATAACTCTACTTGCAATGCAATGGATGTTAGAGGACGGCCATGTCAAACGCTGGCTGGTGGTAGCGCCGAAGCGCGTCTGCACGGACGTGTGGCCTGTCGAAGCACCCAAGTGGTCTGGCGTCGCTCCTGCGCTGGCTGTCGGCACGCCAGCGCAAAGGGTGGATGCGTTGCAGAGCGACGCCAGTGTCGTCGTCATTAACTATGATAACTTAGATAAGCTAGAGGATTTATCCAGCTTCGACGGAATTGTGTTCGACGAACTGACGCGGCTGAAGAACCCCAGCGGCAAACGCTTCAAGGCGCTCGACAAGCTGCTGGCTAACGTCAAGGTGCGCTGGGGTCTGACAGGTTCGTTCACGTCGAACGGCCTTGAAGATGTCTTCGGCCAGTGCAAGATCATTGACCAGACGCTGCTGGGCCGTGCCAAGGGTGCGTTCATGCAGCAGTATTTCATCTGCACCAACCGTGACTTCGGCCAGTGGGTGCCGGCAGCCGGCGCGCTGGAGCAAGTCATGCAACGCATCCGCCCTGCGACGTTCGTGCTGGAGCCGGGCGAATATAAGGACAAGCTGCCGCCATGTCATGTTAACGAAGTGCGGGTTTCGTTAACAGATCGTAAACCATATGATGAAATGAAGCGTCATTATGTAACACGTTTTGGCGACGACCAGATTGTAGCGCAGAACGCAGCGTCGGTGACAACCAAGCTGCAACAGATGGCGTCAGGCTTTGTCTACAACCGTGACGCTGGCACGCCGTCCATCTGGTTTAGCAGCCACAAGTTTGACAGGCTGGAAGAACTGCTAGCGGAGAACCAGCGGGCGAACACCATCATCGCCTACACCTATCAGGAAGAGTTGGCAGAACTGAAGCGCCGCTTCCCGCACGCAAAGACGATGGACGACCCCAACGTCATCGAACACTGGAACGCAGGGCAGGTCGAACTGCTGTTGGCCCACCCTAAGTCGGCAGGGCATGGCCTGAACCTACAGCATGGTGGATGCCACATGGTGTTCCTGTCGCTGCCGTGGTCGCTGGAATTGTACGAACAGACAATCGGGCGCCTGCACCGCAGCGGCCAGACGAAAGATGTCTGGGTCTATGTGATGTTAACCGAAAAGAGTATTGACGAACGTATATGGGCGGCGCTGCACGACAAGCGTGCGGTGTCCGACATAGCATTAGAGGAATTGAAAGATGCGAACTAAGTTTTTTCCTTACGTCTGCCGTTATGTTAACGGCGAAGGCGCATGGCTGTCCGCCTATTATGATAAAGATTTTGATAAGCGGCCAGCCGGCATGATGATTAAAGGCGGTGGGGTTAAAGAAGGCGATGAAATCTCTATCGCGTTTCTTGAACAGCCGGCAACGGCTAGGCAAATTGTAGGACTTGATAAATGAGTAAGCTAAACTGGCGGTCGATGATCGCCGTGCTGTCCGACCTTACGGAAGCCCAACTAAAAGATGCGCTGGACGTTGAACTGGAGACGCACAAGCGGCCAGCCCTCGCCCGGCGGTTGCATCAGCGTTACTCCGCAATGCGGACGGCGCGGGAGCGTGTCGAGATTATGAAGAGGTTGAAGAAATGATAGACGACAAGAGCGATGCTGGGTCGTGGGCAGAAGCGATGGCGTTCAAGGATGCTATCAACCCTGACCATTACAAGCGCGGCGGCATTGAGTCCATCGACTACATTGAGGCGAAGCTGACGCCAGAAGAGTTCGCGGGTTACTGTCTTGGGAATATGCTGAAATACTTGAGCCGCCTAGGCCATAAGGACGAAGCGGCTCAAGAGATGCGTAAAGCTATTTGGTATGGTGAGCGTTGGTTACGGGCGAGGGACACTCGCACGCAAGAACGCTAGAGCGCCTGCGGTGAAGGCAGCGTTAGCCGCCGTCAGCAAGTCTGTGTCGCCGACTAGATAGCTGGCGGCGGCGGAGAGAACGCCCATTGCAGCCAGAACGTATGTGCGATAACCTTTAAGCATATTACTTCTCCTTGCATTATAGTGGGGGACGTATAACAGGGTGTTATGACGCACCGCACTTGTTTCCGCTGCACCCGATCTTTGGAAGCTAGTCCAGAGAACTTTCACCGCGAGAAATCACGCCCTCTAGGTTTATCATATGAATGTAAGGAATGCCATAGGGATCGTAAGAAGGGCCGC